GCGCGAAGGATATGTACAACGCGCTGACCGGCGGGAAAGCGGTCGAGGTGCCGGTGGAAGCGAAGACGGAAGGCGACGAGGCCGCGAAGATCGCCGAACAGATCGGCACGGTGACGGTGCCGGTGAAGCTGGTGACGAACGGCGGCGCGGGAGCGTTCTCCGGAGGTGGCGGAGGAGGAGGACAGGCTGATTACTTCATGGATACGCTGTTCGGGTCCTTCCGGCCGGGATACGCCAACGGCATCGCTTATGTTCCGAACAAGCGGCTGGCCTGGCTGCATCCGGGAGAAACGGTGACGCCGGCGCGTGAAGTCGGGAGCCGGAGTTTCTCCAGCAATCTGTACGTGGAGAGAATGATCATGAACAACGGCACGGACGCGCAGGGCCTGGCTTCCGCGATGGCGGCAGCCCAGCGGCGGACAATGAGCGGATACGGGAGCTGATGATATGGGAAAACGGCTATATTTCATCTGGAAGGGCGATGACTGCCGGGCGCACGGCGTGCAGCTGGCAACGCCGATTCCGATTATCCGGCCGGAGGAGCGCGTGACGCACGTGGAGATTCCGGGACGAAGCGGGGACCTGACACAGCTCCAGGGCGAAGACATCTACAACCCGTACATTCAGACGGCCACGATCGAAGTGCCGGGCGCGTACAACGTCCGGAAGATAGCCAACTGGCTGAAGGGATCCGGGTTTGTTACGTTCCACGGAGAACCGGACCGGAAGCAGCCGGCGCGGGTGATCGGCGCGATCACGCTGAACAAGCACAGCAAAAACAGCGACTGGTGGGTCGGCGAATGTCAGTTTTACTGCCAGCCGCTGAAGCAGCTGCTGACGGAAAACGTGCAGACGATCACGGCCAGTGGGTCCCATGTGTTGAACAGCGGGGACGTGAAAGCAAAACCACTGTGGACGGTAACAGCATCCGGGACAACGGTGGTGCTGGCATCCGGGGGAAAAACAATCACAGTGACAGGGCTCGCGGCCAACGATGTGATCCAGATCGACAGCGAAATCATGGAAGTGCTCAACAGCGACCGGAGCGAGACCCTGACGGCCAACAGCAGCGGGGGGTTCCCAATCCTGGCGGAGGGTGACAACACAGTGACCGGAAGCGGGTGGAGCACGATCACGGTGACAAAAAGGGAGAGGTTCCTATGATCTGTGTTTATGACATCGGGAACGAAGATTTTGAAAAAAACGGGAACGCGGTGCTGACACCGCTGAGCGGATCCGCGCACAACGTGGCAGGCGGGAACTACGATATGCAGATGGTCCACCCGATTGATCCGGACGGAAAATGGAGACACCTGGTACCGGGAGCGATCGTAAAAATCCCGGTTCCGGAGGAAGTGATCGAAAACAGTTTTTCCGGATATGACGCGGACATCTACAAAACAACGGCGGAGGCCGAACTGCGGGAGCAGGCGAACGCGCCGACGGCAATCACATACCCGACGTGGGGATATCCATACGAGTACCAGGTCGGCAGTAAGGTATCACTGCCAGGATTGCCGCACAGGAACTACCAGGCGACATACTGGGACAGCTCCAGCGTGATGACAACCATCCCGCCAAACAATAACAGCTGGTGGAAGCAGATCCCGGACAGCACGACCGGGGCGCCGGTGCTGGTGACACTGCCGGCCGGGACGGAATTGTACTTTGTAGAGGATGTGGATACTACATGGTACAAGATGAGCACGTACTACGGTCTGGAGGGCTACATCCAGAAAAGCAAAGTGACATTCGACCGGCACGTGAGCGCCAGCGAAAACCAGCCGCGGGTGATCAAAGAGCAGCTGTTCCGGCTGAAGGAGCCAACGATTGACAACGACGCGCAGACGGTGACCGTGACCGGGAAACACGTGAGCTACGACCTGAACGGGGACCTGGTGCAGAGTGTTGCCATCAGCCAGGCCAGCCCGGCGCTGGCGCTGGGGCGGATCATGGAGGGACTGATGATCCCGTACCGGGGAACAATCGCCACGAACCTGACAACGGACGCGAACGGAACATACACCGGGGAAATCAAGGGGAAAAACGGCATGTATGCGCTGCTGGATCCGGACAAGGGGATCGTGAGCGCGTTCAATGCGCGGTTTACCCGCGACAACTGGGACCTGTTTGTGATGCAGCGGACCAGCGTGGACCGGGGGTACCGGATCCGATACGGAGTGAACGCAAGGGGGATCCAGTGGAAGCGGTCCAGCACGAACCTGGTAAACCGGATCGTGCCGGTGGCAAAGGATGAAAGCGGCGGGGATCTGTACCTGCCGGAAAAATGGGTGGACAGCCCGGCGATCAGCAGCTATCCGGTGATCATCATGGAGCGCCTGGCCGTGGCCGGGCAGATCGGCAAGGACAAGGGCATCGGCGACGGCAGCGTATGGGACGCGACGGATCTGTACAACGAGATGCGGACGAAGGCGGGGGAACGTTTCAGCGTCCAGCATGCGGACGAGATCGCCGAAGAGGTGACAATCCAGATCGAATCGCTGGAAAATACGGCAGAATACGAATGGCTGAAAGGCCTGAAGAACGTGCTGCTGTATGACACTGTGAAGGCCTACGACGAGCGGATCGGACTGGAAATGACGCTGTACGTCAGCGAGCTGGAATACGACTTTGTAAAGGAAAAAGTTGCCGGGCTGAAGCTGAGCAACATCCAGGACTTCGGCGGCCGCACGGTCACCGGGTACAACGTTCAGAACAACAGCATCGGCAGCGAGAAGCTGACAGACATCGCGAAGCAGGAGCTGGTCCAGCAGGCCGTCGATATCATGCCGGAATATGCGAACCCAGGCAGCGGAACCGGAGCGAAGCCGAACACAAAAGACCAGGACGGCTACGTCCTGAAGGGGTCAGGAAACGCGGACAAGGTATGGAAGACAGACAGCAGCGGCGTGCCGGCGTGGAGAGATGAAAAAAGTGACGCAATAACCGGAACAATAACACTGATTAAAACACTAAGCACTTCAGGAACAACGGAAAGCCAGGTAATCCAGGAAACAGGATGGTATGCAGTAAGAGCGAACACAGGCAACACAACGGGAACGCTTAGCGTTTTTATGTTTAATTCGGCCAACACACTGATTGCAAGTGATTCAAAAAGCGCAGCGGCATGGGATAACCTAATCGGGAAGGCAATGCTTATAAAAGCCGGAACGACAATCAAAGCGCAAGCCATATTCCCAACAAATGGATCGGGAGCAATAATCAGAATATCATAACGATAGGATGGAGGCAGAAACATGGCGATTTATAAAGAGGACATCGCGATCGTAGAACTGAACAACGGAACAATTTACCGTACGTTTATGAACAACGCGATCGGAGCAGCTGATAACATGGCGAACCGGTTCGGAGTAAAAGTATTCAGGAACGGCGAACCGGAAAACATCGGGGGCACATGCTTCGGCCTTTTCATCAGACAAGACGGAACAACGGTGTTGATTGAAAATGGAACGGTAAATGGAAACGTTGCATACGTGACGCTGCCAGCGGCTTGCTATGCAATAGAGGGTCAATTTTCACTGGCGATTAAGTGCCAGGGCGGAGGAGTAACTGGGACCCTCAGAATTGTGGACGGAATTGTAAACAGAACGAGCACAGAAACAGCCGTTGATCCTGGAACAGTCATACCATCCATCGAGGCCATTATCACAGCAATTAACGAAGCGGTCGATTCAATACCGGAAGAATATGGAGACCTTTCGAGAAATTTCGAGAATGACAGACTGCTCGGAACAACGCTTGCAGAAACCGGGTACGACTTTGAACAGTTAAACGACGAGACAGTCATTATCAACTGGGAAAACGGCGCAATATATCCTGTAACAGTCGGAGAACAGATTACGTTTGGAACACAGGTAACAATGAGACATTTTTACATAAATGTTGTTACAGGTGATATTGTTCGGGCAAGATTCAGAAAGCCGACAATAACAGACGGATCGGCATGCGTCGTATTCACAGACGGAAATGATACGGTTGTCGATTTTTGCGAAATCGTAAACGGCGTATTGACACAAGTCGATAACACTTACGCAGTCCCGGAAGGGGCTGAAAAAATGTATATCATGACGCAGGACACCGGCGGAACGAATACGGACTATACGAAGATATTTAAAGCGTATTCAAAGGGATACACAGAACCAAATAATATCGCTGGCGAAATCCTTCCGGGTTATTGGACGAGCGCCGACCTTACGACCAGAGACGGAACTGCACAGGCATACAGATCGTTCAAACAAAACGTGTCCGCCGGTGAATACACAATATCGTTCGGGGCAACTGTTGCAATCATTCGGGTATGCATCAATGGAATGTACTGCGATCAGACCATAGAGCTGGAGGAAAACGGGACATATTCTTTCCGTTGCATGTCCGATGGTACTGTTGGTTTCTCGTTTGTTCAAAAGAACGGATCAAGCGAAACTGCGTTTAATACGTGGGTACAGCTTGAAAAAACGGGCGATACGCTTGGAAAACACAGCACAACGGCAATCGACCTCGAACTGCGAAAAGCCGCTTTAAATGGACCGATGCCATTGATCGGAAAAACCATCAAGGCGAAAGACCTTATAAACGGATACTGGAGCGGTGAGACGTATATAAAATCTCAAAACCGGCTCACAACTTTCAATTTTGTACCCGTTCACAAGGGCGACGTGGTTGTTTTCCTTGAAAAAGATATTGCGGCTGCATTTGTCGTTTTCGATTCTACGTTGAACGTTATTACATCATCTCCGTATGTATCACATGGATATTTTGCGGATAACGCAATTGAAGCAGATGCATATTATTTCAACGTGGACGGGTACGCATCGTTCAATATTTTCGACAGAGAGGCCGGAAGCAGCTCGCCGGTATCGCCTTCAGATTATGACGATGTTTTGATGTTCATCGACACATCAAACCGGGTCGAAAGTGTAACAAATTATTCCGGGATTGCAATGCTGGGCAATATGAAAGCAAGGAAATATAATGCATCAATCCAGGGCCAGGACGGAACTATTATCGGAAACAAGCTGTATTCGTTTGGCGATGGAGTAAGCGAGCCGGGAACGATTGATATTATCGACCTTGACACAATGGAAAACGACGGAACCGGATCACATCAGCTTGGGCATGCCAACAGTGTGGACTACGACCATGCGACAGACACAATCATCACGTACGGATTTAATGGAACATATCCGACAATAGTTCTGTATCAGCACCCGGATTTTTCAAGCGTATTGATGCTTTCTGACCCTGGATGCGTTTCGATCCCTCTGCACAATTCCGGCGGGACAATGAACGGAACGGCGGCGGTGTGCTTTGGTGAATCGTATAATATCGCGTACTTTATGGAGGGGGTTTACACATCAGGCACAACCCAGAACCCAATGAGAAACATTTACAAGATGCTGCTTGGAACAGGAAGCAATGACTTGTCCGTTGGCGGGTACGGAACGTTCATCAGCGGCAAATCTGAAACCGAATACAACGGAACATGCAAGATTATAAAAAAATACACAGGTGAAATCATCCCGGGACTGCACTGCTTTTCAAATGGGAACAGTTTGTGGACGGTCCAGGGGATGCAGTTTAATGGATTCCTGTTCGTTGCATACGGAACGGCGGGAAATAACAATCTTAAAATCGCACTGAATGATAGTGCAGAAAAATATACTGTTGTTGGGAACTACCATTTTGAAACATTGGGAAGCGATGGAAATATTATTCCATGCGAGCCGGAAATGCTTGCCTTTAAAAACGGAAAAATGTACTGCGGTGTGCAAAACAGGAGCAGCCACGACAACTATTTATACGAGATAGATATGACATAACAGGAGAGTGATAAGAAGGGGAAGGGATAGTAATGAGGTTGTTGGGGTGGATCGCAATAATCGGACTGACGGCGGTCGCGTTATTCGTGGCCGCCGTTTGTGTTGTGGCGGTAGCGGATGCCATTGAGAGGAGGCGGAGGAAGTGAGCCTGATCAGGACCCTGGCCGGGAAGGTGCTGGAGATCTATCACCAGCTGCGGGATAAGTTCCTGCAGATGGTGGCGAAGATCAAAAGCCTGAACCCGGCATACAAGCAGCCAGGCGACGGATCAGACGGAACGTGCGACTGCATTGGTCTGATCATCGGAGCAATCCGGCGCATGGGCCTGAAATGGACCGGGATCCATGGCAGCAACTACGCCGCCAGGTACCAGACCGCAAACCTGGAATACATCGCCCAGCTGAAAGACCTGCGGCTGGGCGATGTGGTTTATAAGGCCGCGGACAGGGACGGCATCGTGAAGCTGGCATGCAATGCGGGGGAAAAGAAGCACGCCTGGAAGCTGCCGGACCGGTACAAGAAAGGAAACGCATACTATAACGGCGACCTGCTGGATTATTATCACGCCGGCGTTGTGACGAAAGTGGACCCGCTGAACATCACGCACATGACCAGCCCGGCCATGAAGGTGGACAAGAACCTGAGCGGAGGGTGGAACTATCACGGGGAAGCGCTGCCGATCGTAAAGGAAGCGGAGAAGGAAGCCGACCAGGAGCCGGCGCCGGTGCCCGCACCTTCCGAACCGGTCCCGAGCACCGGCAGCAAGGCCATAGTTGTCGCAGATAACGGCCTGCCGGTGAAAATGCGGCAGTATCCGAGCACATCCTGCAGGACCTGGGACAAGGTGCCATGCGGCACGGAGGTCGAGATCATCGAACCGGGCGAAGAGTGGGCGCGGATCAACTGCGGCCGGCGCAAAGGCTGGTACATGATGGCCGAATACCTGGACGTGATCGGGGACGGAAAAGGGAAGTATTAAAAGATGCTGAACCGCAAAAAAGAGGAAGTCAGCTATTGCTTTACTTTTGAACCTGGGAAGGAACGGACATGCTTCGGGGCCAGCGGGCGCAAGCTGCGGCAGGTGTGCGTCTACTGCACGAACTGGATCCGTTACAATAAGAAAATGGAGGAGAAAAAACATGAAAAAGGTGTCTGAGGTCCTGGCCGCGATCGGGGGAGCGATCGCATCGTTTTTTGTGAGCATGCCGCCGCTGGTGTGGATCCTGATCGCCGTGATGAGCATTGACTACCTGACGGGCCTCATCACCGGCGCGATGGGGAAAAGCAACAAGACGGAGAACGGCTACCTCGAAAGTCATGCCGCGCTGAAGGGGCTGCTGAAGAAGTCACTGATCATCCTGGTGGTCCTGCTGGCTGCGCTGCTCGACCAGGCAGTGAGTGCCGGCGCGGGCATCCAGTTCGAGGCCGTGATGGGCGCCACATGTTTATGGTTTATCGCCTCCGAGGGCCTGAGCATACTTGAAAACGTGGCACTGATGGGAGTACCGGTACCGAAGATCCTGCTGAAACTGCTGGAGGTAATGAGGGCAAAGGGAGACGTCCAGGAAGCAGCACCGCAACCGCCGGAAGGAAAACCGGAAGAGAAGCCGGAAGAATAACGAAAAAGACCGCCGAAATGGCGGTCTTTTTTTCGTTCACTCAGACTGCGATCCGATAGATCGTGATCCGGGTGTTCGGATGTGTTACGAACAGTACACCATTAGTAACATTATCCGAACACGGCGGAGGATCTTCCGGGAGGGATTCCAGCGGGAACTGCTGATTCCCTTCCACGTTGTTGATCACCAGCTTCAGGTGATCGTCGTACACGTAAACGGAATTCACGAACGTTTCGACGATGTGCTGGCGAAGGAGCGGATCCTGCCGGTCTCCATTTGTGAATCGTTTGAGGAAAAAGATCACGCGGTCCCGGTCCAGCAGCTGCGCCTGGGAATAGCGGAGGGATTCAACCGATACGCGCAGATCTTCGGCCTGGTCCTCCAGGGCCTTCAGGCGGGCGGAGGTGGATGCGTTCCAGATCCCGGCAGCGATGGCATCGTTCACATTGTCGATCTGCTTCAGGATCTTTGCGTGCTCCGCTTCCATCGCGGCCAGCGGGGAATGCTTCAGCTCCTCCTGCTGCAGGGCCATGACGGCATCCGCGGTCTTTTCGATTTGCTCATCCGCCAGCACATGGTCCAGAATGAAGTCCACGACCGCGGATTCCAGGTAATCCTTAGAAACTGATTTTTTGTCGCATCCCTTGCGGGCCTTGTGGGCCTGGCAGGAATAATAATAGTGGCGGGTCCCAGATTTTGATGTACCGGAATCGCCGATCATAGCAGCACCGCAGTGCCCGCAGAACGCCCGGCCGGTGAGCAGGAAGTCCACAGCACCCTGTTCAACGTGCCGGGCTGTTTTTGTTCTCATGCGCTGTGCCTCCTCAAAAACAGACTTTTCAATAATGGCGGGCATACCATCCGGCACCCGGATGGAACCCCAGATATAAATGCCGGTGTACCTCTCATTCGTGAGGATCCGCATGAGGCCTTCCGGAGCGAACAGCTTCCCGCGGGAGGTCCGCAGGCCCTGATCGTTTAGCTGGCGGCAGATCCGGGCCGCAGAGAAGCCGGCGCGGTACAGGTCGAAGATCTGCCGGACGATGGCAGCCTCTTCCGGGTTGATGGCGTAATGATCATCGGGGCCGCGGGTGTAGCCCAGGATCCTGGTGCCGTTATACAGGCAACGGTGGGCGTTGTCCGTCATTCCGCGGGTGACGTTCTCGCTGAGCTGGCGGCTGTACCATTCCGCGGTGGCCTCCAGCATGCCCTCCAGGAGCACACCGGCGGAGCCTTCCGGGATCGGTTCCATGGCATAGAGCACGCGGACGCCGAAGCGGCGGAGCTTGCCTTTGTATATGGCGCTGTCCTCCCGGTTCCGGCCGAAGCGGTCCACCTTCCAGGCGATGATGGTATCATATGATCCTGTTTCCGCTGCGGAGATCATGCTTTGAAAGGCCGTGCGGGCGGTGACATCCTTGAAACCGGACCGGGCGTGATCCGCGTATTCGTGCACGATGGTATACCCTTCCCGGGCGGCGAAGGCGCGGATATCCGCCAACTGCTGCTCGATGCTGACATCACGCTGGCCGGCTGATGAGTACCGGGCATAGGCCACCGCCGTGCGCGGTGAGCATGTGGGAATGTTCGTATTTTTCATGGGCGCTCCATTAAAGCATATCTGTATATAGCGAGAAGACGGGGACAGGATGCAGGCGGAGGTATCGGCCTTCATACTGAAGCCAGATATCATTACCGTTTTCATCATAATACGCCGACCAATAATTGCCGGAATCGTCGGCCAGGTAGAGAAGGCCGTCGCGTTCAGCTATGGATGCGTTAGTGGTACCGGTGATGACAATGCCGGCGAAAGAACGGACGGAAGTGAAATAACATTCCTTGCCGCCTTCCAGGATGAACAGATCAAGACAGAGAGAATCATAATCAAAGACTTTCTCACCTTTGGGGCCGCGGGATGATTCATCATCCATAAAGAAGGCATAATGCGCGGAGATAATGCGCGGATCTGAGAGGGAAACAACGGGGAGAAGCACCAGAACAAGAAGCAGGCAGAGCAGCTTTTTCATCATGCATTCCTCCTATTTAATGTAGATTATTTTACCTTTGTGAGCAGTTCTTTTTTTGGGTGGTCGAGCAGTGTTTTCAGAGCGTCCTCGCGGGCCCGGTCATCTGCTGCACGATAGGCGCTCAGAAGACGATATTCGTCCGAAGTGAGTGCCGGACCGTCATCATCAAGCAGTAAAACGGGACTGATCTGGAGCGCATCGGCGATGGCTTTGATCTGGCTGGCCTTTAATTCGACGCGCCCTTTTTCGTACTTTGTGACAGCTGAATTCTGGACACCGATCATAGCGCCCAGCTCCGAGGTGGTCATTCCGAGTTCTTTACGGCGGATTTTTATTTTTTCTCCTATATTCACACTGAGGGGCCTCCACTCCCCAAAACGATTCTATCAAAGAAATTTGCGGATAGCAAGAAAAAACTGCTTGACAGGACGAAAAGGGGCGGTGTATAATTCGTCCCAGATGGACGAAACGGAATAAAAAGGAGGTGAAGAACACATGAACAGCCTCGAAATGAAGGTGGCCATGAAACGAAACCAGGACATCCAGGAGAAGCTGGCGGAGGCGCTGGGGCTTCAGGTTTCTGGCGTTTGCGCCCGAATCAACGGGAAGGTTGAATTCCGTTCCAATGAGATGAAAGTGATCAAAGAGCGGTACAACCTGACCCCGGAGGAAGTAATGACCATATTTTTTTAAAAACAATTCGTCCAAACAAGACGAAAGGAGAAAATCCATGAAAACGATCAAGACCATCAACACGATCAGCGTGCTGCTGACGGTGATCTTTGTGATCTGCGTGCTGGCCGCAGCGTTGACGCCGGAAGCGCCGCAGGAATGGCAGTACACCCGGATGGGCGCCCAGATCAATTATACCGTGGGCCAGCGGGTGGAGAACGATGGGCGAATCTATGAGTGCATCCAGTGGGATGAAGGCAGCCCGCTGGTGATGGTTCCGCCGGCAGCGAATCCAGCCTGGTGGGCGGAGGTTCACTGATGAGCGAGCGCAGGCGGAGGAGAAGGCCGAAGATGCTGCCGGAGCCTGCCGGATATTACGACCGCACGGAGAGCATCTACCCGGACCGGGTGAGGATCAGCTTCGAGGACGGGCACACGGAAGTATACGACCGGAGAGTGAACCAGCCAGGGCCGGTGACATACAACAACCAGCCGATGAGGCGGAGGAGAAAACCATGAAGAAGGAGCCGATAAAGATCTGCCGGAAGTGCGGGCTGATGATCGACATCATCGAAACGGGCCTTTACAGAAAGACGATCGTGGACGCGGTGCCGTACTACGTGGTGCCGGATCCGAAGGGCGAGCAGTTCCTTCGGATTGACGGAAGCAAGGTGCAGGCACGGGAGGTCCCTTTTGAAACGGAAGGCACGGAGGCGGTTTACAAGCCGCACAGGTGCAAGGCATGAAGTGCATCCGCTGCCCGGAGGGGCGGAGGTTCGCGGCGGGGTGCACGTTCTGCCGGTGGTACGGCATGATCCTGCCGGATGAGCACGAGTGCAGACAGGAGCGGGGGAAATTCCATGAACGAAATTACAATTTCCGTCACGAAAGATATGACGGACCCGCCGTACGCGAAAACGGCGGCTGGTTTGCTGGCGGCGGCCAGGAGTTTCTACCAGGACCCGGAGAACGAGGAAGCCTACCAGGAATGGAAAAAGAGCCGGAAGGAGGTGACGAGTGAGTGAACACCTTCGCGGCGGTGATCCTGGCCTACCTGATCGGGAACGCGGCGGGGATCATCGAGATGGCAATCCTGAGCGGAAGACTGGACAAGTGGCTGGAACGGAAACAAAAAAAGAGCCGCTGATGGGCAAGATCAGCGACCAGCGCACGAAGCGCAGAAAGGAATATGTCATGAAGTATTATAGCACGAGAGACAGAGAAAAAGCAATATTTGCCTTAGTGGTGGGGCTGATCATGATCGTTCTGGCGGTATGGTTCGCCTTTTTTGTGCCGGTGGAACGGCACACTGCGCCGGATGCCATCTATCCGATGGTGAACCAGCACATCACCTGGGAGGGCGCCGGGTATGACGGATTCCGGGGAGGTGCTGAGAAATGAAAGAGAGGACGACCATCACGCCGGTGCTGATCCGGCAGGTACAGCTGATGCTGGCGGGCGGCGCGACCGGGAAGGAAGCCGCGGAGATCACCGGGACCAGCGAGGGAACGATCAGCCGGATCAAGAAGGCCGGCTTTGATTACGACACGTTTGTGAAGAACACGGAAGCCAGGCGGAAGCCGGCAGAGGCGCTTCGGTGGAATACGCTGGGCTTTCCGATGAAAGTGGAAAAGGTGGAAGAGACGGAAGACGGGCTGAAGATCACAGCACGGCAGTCGGAGCAGCTGGAGCTCCAGGGCGGCGTGGACTACCAGGTGAAGGTGAACGAGGAGCTGCCGGGCCAGATCGGAATGGACCTGCAGCCGGAGAAGCCCGCGGAGATGAGCGACCAGGTGAAGATGATGCGATTTCTGGCGGGGCGGTTCGACGCACTGGACAAGACACTGCGCGAAGAGATCGAGAACACGAACGGGAACATCGCAGCGCTGGCCGCATGGATAGCGACGGCGTGCTCCAAGATTGACAAAACGAACGACTACCTGGGCCAGATCCTGCGGGTGATCGGACCGGAGGGCGGGAAGCGAGAATGATGAAGCATGAACCGCTGAAGGCCTCCCGGAAGTGCGCGGTGTGCGGGAAGCAGTTCATTATCCATCCGGGCGCCGGATGGCTCTACAAGAAGAAAACCCACAGCAAAACGATATGGTTCTGCAGCTGGACATGCCAGCGGCAGGAAGAGCAGAAAGGATAAAAGCGAATGAACGAGATTGTGATGATACCGGTGGAGCGGCTGGAGCACCACCCGGAGAACCCGCGGAAGGACCTGGGAGATCTGACGGAACTGGCGGAGAGCATCAAGGCCAACGGCGTGATGCAGAACCTGACGGTGGTGAAGAACCACTTCGCTCCGGACGTGTACACGGTGGTGATCGGAAACCGCCGGATGGAAGCGGCGAAGCTGGCCGGGCTGAAAGAAGTGCCGTGCGTGATCTGCGAAATGGATCCGAAAACGCAGATCAGCACCATGCTGATGGAGAACATGCAGCGGGCCGACCTGACGATGTACGAGCAGGCTCAGGGGTTCCAGATGATGATGAACCTGGGGTTGACGGAGACGGAGATCAGCGATATGACCGGCTTCAGCCGGACCACCGTGAAGCGACGGGTGAAGATGGCCGAACTGGACCAGGAGATCCTGCAGAAGGTCGGGGCGCAGCTGACGATGGACGACCTGGACCGGCTGGCGAAGATCCGGGACCTGGACAAGCGCAACGAGCTGCTGAAAGAAGCCGGGACTTCCAGCTTTAAATGGAAGGTTGACGATGCGATCACGGAGCAGAAGCGGGAGGAAAACTATCAGCTGATCCGGGAGATCCTGCTGCAGGCCGGGTACATCGAGAAGAGCACGAACGGGATGAGCGACTTCTGGAAGACGTGCGAGTATCTTCCGTTTGAGACCAGGATCATACTGGCAAACTACGAAGCCGGGCAGAACGTACTGCCGGAGGATCCGGCGGGAGAGCGGCAGGTGTACTTCTACAAGGACTATTCTCATGTGCGGTTCTGGGCCGAGAAGCAGCAGGCGGAGGAGACAGAAGAGGCAGAGCCGACCGAGGAAGACATCGAGAAGCAGAAGAAGCTCGACGAGGCGCAGGCAGCCTGGACGCGGCTGGAAGAGATCGAAAACCATGCGAGGGAGAGCCGGGACAGCTTCATCGCGGATCTGACTGTGAAGCAGAAGGACAGCCGGAAGGCCCTGGAGTGGATGATCCAGGCGCTGACGGTGACGAACAATGCGGACAATTGGCTCAGCAGGATCCTGCCGGATTACGAGGACGAAGAGCTGGAAAAGCTGCCGAAAGGGCATACGGAGACGGACCTGGACCTGAAATGGATCCGGGTGGCGATCAACGAGGAGCCGACGCTGTACGCCGAAATCATGGGGAGCCTGTTCTTCGACGAAGAGGACAGCATCCAAAACAGGTGGGGTCGGAGCGAAAAGCCGAAATACTGCCGGAACCTGGCGATGATCACCGGGTACGAGTGGCTGGAGGAATTCGGGTACAAGATCAGCAATGACGAGCGGGCATACCTGGACGGAACGCTGGATTGCTACCAGGAGGCGGAGGGATGAAGGGCGAGAAGCAGCTGACCATTTTCGACGCGATGGCGGAGAACGGGCCGGAACCGGAGATCACGGTTCCGACCGCCGCCGAAGGGGAAACGGTGTACACGATCCCGGAGGATGTGTGGAAGACCAGGTGCCGGTACTGCGGGCACCGGAACGCGGAGAAGAACGTGCCGATCCCGGCCGGGGTGGCCTGGCGGTACGCGTATGAGAAGGTGCTGCCGTGCCGGATCATAACGGTCTGCAGGCCGAACGACATGCCGGGCGAGTGCATGAGCTTCACGCCGATCCATAACCTGTACGGGATCTGCGGGACCTGCGTGAGCAATAACTGCTTTGTGGAAGGGTTCTGCACGAAGGCAGACCACGCGCAGCAGCGCCGGGTCTACTACGGGAAGACATACAACAACAATCAGCCGGACTACTGGGGACGGCACCGGCTGAGCGTGTGCGATGACTATGTGCCGGATGCGGAAGACATGATCCGGCCGGAGAAGGAGGGACAGCCGGATGCCTGAATCGAGAGATCCGAAAGAGAAGAAGTGCACGACGTGCGGCAAGGATATGTACGCCGGAGAGGAATGGGCCTACAAGCGCCGGGACGGAAAAGGGAAAACGAAGTGGTTCTGCTCCTATAAGTGCATGAGGGCCTACGACGCGAAGAAAGACGGGAAGCAGGCGGCGGTGGTGACGGTTGACGAGGTGGCAGCGGCACCGAAGGAGCCGGTCAGCCGGGCGGTGCTGGCGAAGGCCCTGGCAAAGGAGATCAAACGCGGAGGCAGCGTGATCGCCTACATGAAGGCGGAGGGCTACAAGAACCCATGGGAAGCGTACAACGCGGTGCGGCATTATTGCGAGACGAAGATGCCGGAGCTGGCGGAGGTGCTGAAGCCGCTGAAGGATCTGCCGAAGGGACCGCAGGCGCAGACCGGGCGCCCGCGGAAGTATCCGGCCAAGGTCGAAAAGGTGGACAAGGTGCCGGAGGTGGAGCCGGATCTGCCGCCGGTCCAGTGCATCGCGCACGTGACGGCGGCGGAACTGGAAGGAGCCATTGAGGCCCAGGAAGCGGAGGTGAAAGCGGGCAAGCCGGGGTTTCGGTACGAGATCAAGACGATTGAGACCAGCATCGGGGAATTCAGCTACGACCGGAAGGCCCACCTGCTGATCTTCCGGCGGAAGGACGAGGAGAACGAATTCGGGTACCAGTACCTGTCCATGTCCACAGCAGAATGGGACAAACTGCTGATCATCGTCCCGCAGCTGGCGGATCTGATGGGTGTGACACTATGAACGTCCGGCTGTGCACGGTGCTGATCATCAAACGGGGTGCGGAGTTCCTGGTAGGCCGCATCCCGTACAGCACGGAGCTGAGATGGAGCGGATCACCGTACGACGCCTGGAAGACCAGGGAAAAGGAAAAGGCCCAGGCGGTGGCCCACGTGGTCGGCGGGGATCTGTGGCTCTTCAATCCAATCGCGGGCCAGCTCAGGGAGATCACTAAATAGGAGGGAACATGGAAGTAAGACAACAGTTTCCGTTTGTAGCGTGTGAGAAGTGCAAGAGTATCCGACCGTACACAAATGAGAACATTTGGTACAGCGGGGAAGAAGTGGAAGGTATTCAGCTGATCGTCGGGTGCGAGCATGAGCAGGAGTGCAGAGTGCTGCGCGAGACGATCCTGCATGACGCGCTGGCGAAGGATCTGGAGATCAAGGAATATGTGGTTCCAGTTATCAAGGTGCCTGGACGGAACGTGGCGTGTCATTACTATGAGTGCCCGGCGTGCGGTGAAGAGATCGTATTTGAGCAGAAATATTGCTCCGGGTGCGGCAAGCCGATCAAATGGGACTAAATAGGAGAATAGCGACAGAGTGTCGTGAGAAGATCGTGAGAAATTGATCGGTTTTTCTCACGATGCGGAATAGGAGGTTAGCGAATGAAAAAGTGGGATAAGAAAACAATCATGTGGCGGCTTGATAACATAATCCCGGACAATTTTGAGTGTGACGGGATGCACATCACTTTTCCGAATGACGATACGGCAATAATTGAACTGACGAACCGTTCGGATGCTGAATGGAATGAAGGTGACGGGGATGAAGCTGATTGATGCGGACGCATTGCGACAAGCAATACTGTCTACCATGCCGGAACGTTCGGAAGTTCTTCTCATCGTGGACAGTCAGCCA